AGAAATCATATCATCTCTAAATGTATAGTTAATAAAATTCGGTCTATATGATAAGTGATTTGCTATTTTTAAAAAACAAGTGCCGATATAATCAGGTACTCTTGGCTTTGTTATGCCTTCTTTAACCGATTGTTTGACTGTTTTTTTATATTCAATCATTGCGGCCAAAAAATCTTTATTACTTACGTAATGTTCTTTTGATTTTTTTGATGTTGTCATTATTTAAATATACTACACTTTGTGTTGTTTGTCAATCACTTATACAAAGACTATGAAAAAAGTCGGTTCCAGGATGGGTTGACTTTATTCTTTTTATCCGTATAATAGGGCTTGTAGCCTCTTTGATAAAGATTCTCCAGACTAATGGAGTGTTTTCCTAGTATCTCTAAAATCGTCCCACAGTTCATTAAATTCATCATTATCTTCCTTGTTCAATTGTTCAGGTTCATAATCACCTTGTTTCGGCACTTGTATTCTATCATATTTCAAAGCCACATCTAAATAACTTTTGGTCATTTCTTCGGTGGCCATTGTTATAGTCATAATCTTATCTTTCGGTATAGATATTATTGTATCATTAGTATAGGCTGTCCATTTAATTAATGCGATATAATCTTTAAGACCTCTTGCTGTTAATTGAGATATGTATTTAATTTGTAACGGCCTATCAATACGTAACAAAGCAGACTTCTCTGGCAATTGATCTTTAGCCAAACGACAAACAATGTCATCTCCGTTAATTAGTTTTATTATTCTTATCAGATCCATTGTTTAATTCTATGTTATGTATTTCGTAGTTAAAGTTTTCACTTGTGTATATATTTATTCTTTCTCTAAAGTGTTGTAGAGTGTAATTCTCTTTTCCATTATAAGAAAGATCATCAGATATATCATAAAGAGTAGCAGAAGAATTATTATCTTTCAAACGAAGGCCACGACCAATAGATTGTAAATTACGAATACGAGATTTTGACGGCGATGCAAAAACTATATTATGTAAATTTCTTATATTAATACCAGTACTAAACGTTCCGTAACTGGCGATTATAATTGCGTTATCTGACTTCTCAGTTATGAATCGTATCTTTTCTCTTTCTTCGGCTTCTACACCACCATAAACGAAAAATATTTTTCTATCTTCAGCTTTATTTTCTATAAGTTGTTTTAATATAACACCGTGTTTTTCTACGTATTGAAATAACACTAAGGAATTACCTTGTAAATTTAAACATAGATTGCGAATATACTTATTTCTTCTTTCATTTGAAACTAGAAAATCCATTTCTTCTTGGTAACTCTTATCTTTTAAAAAATGTTTAGAATTTTTATCGTGTTGAAGTATTAAACATATAATTTTAAGATCAGCCAGTTGTTTCTTTTCTTGTAATTCAGAAGTTGATGTGACCTTATTAACGACACCAAACAATCCTTCTAAAACTAACTTGTTTGTCTTAGTACCATCTAAAGTACCTGTAAGACCTATTCTATATTTACAATCTTCAAGTTTAGTCATTATCTTACTTAAAGAAACGGCCTTAAATAAATGGCACTCATCACCAATGACCATACCAAAAGATTTAAACCATTTTTTAGGTAAATTATATATTGATTGCCAAGTAGATATAATTACATTCTTATTTGTTTCTTTCTCGTGGCCTTGGTAAATTTTGTGTACATACTTATCAGGATTCCAACCATAATCTTCAAAATCTTTATATAACTGTTCTACTAAAGAAGTAGTCGGTACAATAATCAATATTTTATTATTTGTTTTTTCTTTTAATCTTAATAAATTAAATCTTACTAATAGATAAACTATTAAAGACTTACCAGAGGCCGTAGGCGATAACAATAAACAACGATTCTTTTGTAGAGAATGAATAAAGGCTTGTTTTTGATAATCTCTCAACTCCATAGGTACTTTTAAATTAGTTATAAATTTGTTTACTAATTTTTCATCTACGGATATATCTTTTATCTTTGTACCATCAACAACTTGTATTTTATTATCTTCACACCATTTAACAATATAAGGATATAAACCGGCATATATTTGGCCAGTTGCATAAGAAAACAATCTTATCTTACCGTCCCAAATTCTATTTCTAAATTGAGGTGTAAATCTATAACCAGGAACTTCAAAAGTAAAATACTCTCCTAAATCTCTACGTATAGAATCATCAGCTTCTACTTTAAGATATACTTCGTTTTTTTTATCTATGATTATATATTTGGTAAGTGTCATTACACAAAAGACGGACCTGTTGACCAACCTACTAATACTTTTCTAGTTCCACTGGTTACAGGATGCACTTTGTGCCAAACAAAAGATGGAAAAGATATTAATGTTCCCATTGTAAACTTTTCTTTAAACTTTGTAAACTTATGTTTCTCAGGATTTGGATTAGGTCTTGCAACTTCAAATTCACCTCCTTCATATTCTTCATTTAAACATAAAGTAAAACTTACTTTTCTAATCATACCATCAGCATATGGTTTTGGATGACTGTCTATATGCCAATCGTAATGACCGCCTGGTTCGTAAATAGAATATTGTAAAGGTTCAAAGGACTTTAAAGAAAAATTCCACTTTGCAGTTTTATTGTGTACGTTTATAACAGTAGCAATCTCTTTCATTATTTCTATATCTTTAATCCAAGAAACTTTTCCTTTTCTTGTTGTTGCTTTTAAATCATTATTATTATCTAATTTAGCTTCTTCAATTTTTAATTTTTCACCAACTTCTATTACTCTTTTACAAAAATCTTCTTTAAAGTATCCATTAGAAATACAATGATTATTTTCTAAGTACATTATACAGCTCCACTTGTAAATCTACGCCACTCAATGGCATTTTTTATTGTGTATGTTCTATTCACTACAACTCTTAATGTGCGATCTAAAAAATCCACAACTGTAATTAAATAAGCCACTTTTTGTGACAACTTTTGTATATCTTCATCTGCTTCTAAATATTTGTCAATATCTGTTCGCATAATTTTTAAATCAAAAGGTTTGGCCTGATAAACACTAGGGTCGGCCTTACCTGTATAATATTCCCACTTATCACGTTTAATAGTTCTTAATTCATCTTCAGTACGTGTAAGAAGTAATTTAAACTTAGTATAATGTTTCATATACTTGTTATGCAATTGTGGAGTTTTTAATGATTCTAAATCTAATTCAGTATCATTAATTTTAAGGTCTTTGTCTGCTTCTAATTGTAATTGTTCTAAATCCATAATATAATTATATCACAAAACTATTTAAAAATCAAGTCTAGGTGGTAATCTTAGTTGCCGTTGGTGCATTTATATTTGCAAAATTGTATATACTATATTTAAAAACAACGTCAACCGTTAGATAATTAACATCTGTGGCCTGTTGATTATACTGTAATCCTCCTAAACTAATAGGAAATAAATCTTTAAATCTTACTTCTACTACAGGATTGTTCTTGTTTGTAAGTACCAATAGGGTTGCGTCGGACAATGCGGCCCCTTGTGATGGAGCAGGGTACCTTACTTTTCCTATCTCACTACTAACTGAAGATTTACTTGTAGGAAATCTATCTTTTCCTGCTTGCATTAGTGTATCGTAATCGCTGTATCCATCAGGAAATCCTAGTCCAACCAACCAACCGTGAATTTCTTGGTAGTTTTCTAAATTCTCATCTATGATAAATGTCATTTGTAAATCTTGATATTTAAGTTTTTCACCAGGATGAGGTATGTCTTTTAATGGTGTTTGTTGTTCCACATAGTTAATACTAATACCAGGAATATTAATAGCTGTACAAAAGTATTCTACTTTTGGTAACTTAATAATATTAAATTTAAATTGTGTTGGGCTGGCGTAATCCAGTTTTGTAGGTTGTCTTGAATATGAGTTTGTGGTAGTCATATTAATATTTAGGCATAAAAAAAGGAGGGTTTTTTAGGCCCTCCTTTTTAATCATTTGTTCAAAGAACAAACTGATATTACATCAAGTTAGTTACTTGTACTTTTCTGTAGTATCTGTTTGCGTTAGCAGTTCCAGAACCATTGATAACCGCAGTTGACGCAGAAGCACCAGCTTCAGCAAACGGGTTAGCTTGGATTCCGTATCTTGTTTTGAATCCAATTTTTGGTTGGAAGCTATCTTGACCAACAGCTCTCACCATTTGAAGTGGAACGTATGGACAATAGAATATTCCGGCATCATACTGAGATGTACCTTTATATCCTACTACAAAGAATTGCTTAGCTGATTGATTTGCAGAATATGGATCGATATAAACTTTATATCTACCATTTAGTACTCCAGCAAAAGTGTTACCAGTGTCATCAACATTTAAATTGTTGTTTAACGCTGGAGTGTAATCTAATACACCAGCCATTTGTAAAGCAGACGCAACATCTGAAGAAGTTATCAGAATGTTACCTTTTCCTCTACGTGTTCTTTGTGCGATTGTGTTTGCTTCTCTTTCAACTTGGAACATTAGACCTTTAAATCTCTCAACAGACCATCTTCCGTTAGAGTCAGTATCTAAATCAAATACTCCAGCAGTTGTTGTACCTACTGCAGCATTTGGTGAACCGTTAGTTGAAGCTCCGATTTCTGAATTGATGTAAATAGTTCTTACAACTTCTCTATTGATTTCCGCAAGGATTTCAGCAGATAGAATGTTTGCAAGTTCTGTTTCAGCATCTAAACCGTGGATTGCTTTTAAGTCTTGAGCAAGTTCCTTAGTGTATTCAGCTTTAAGGGCTCTTGATTTAGCAGTT